GACATCACGAACGTCGCTAAGACGCGCCAGCCCGGCGCGGCGCCGACCGACCGCACGCACAATACGGCCGATGGGCTTTACATCGGCGGCGTGTTGAACGCCGACCCCACGCAGTGGGTGAAGTTCAACCCGGCCGGGGGCATCGACATCTCGTCGTCAGGCACGCTCACGCTGGAAGCGGCGACCACGATAGCCCTGTCGGCCCCGAACGGCATCACCCAGACCACTGGCAGCGGCACATGGCAGATGACGTCCACCGGCATCACAACGAATTTGAAGATCACGACGCCTGACGTTGTTGTACCGAACGGTTCAGTAAATAGCCACTATCACTTCGTGCCGTCGACACCGGGTAATTCCAATGTCATGACGGGCTAGTCAACCGCACGCGCTCCGGTAGAATCCCGTTATGACTACAAACGTCCCGCTTCCGACTTTCACGCCGACCGGTCTATCGGTACCCGCGCCGCAGCTCGTGCTGGCGGGCGTGCAGGCCGACTGGGTCAGCGCCTTCTCGCTGACGGGCAAGGCGCTATCGACCGAGCTCACGACGCCGCAGGGCCAGCTGCAACAGTCGCAGTCCTATATGGTGTCGGCGTTCTTTTCTGCCATGTCGCAGCTGGTCGCCAATGTCGACCCGATGACGTCCCAGGGGATCTACCAGGACGCGCTGGGCCGTATCTACTTCCTCGTGCGCCAGCAAGCGACATTCGCGACCATCATTGGCGCCATCGTGACCGGCACGCCGGGCCAGAATCTACCAGCCGGGTCCCAGGCGCGATCGAGCGACGGCTCGATATGGCTGACGCAAACGGCGGTCACTTTCGGCCCGTTGAGTACGGCGACCGTAAACTTCGTGGCCCAGGTCGCCGGCAGTGGGCCCGAAGCGGGCGTAAACGACCTGACCATCTACCAGCAAGTACCCGGCTGGGAGAGCATCGCGAACGCGACGGGCAGCGTGCCCGGCACGGACACCGAAAGCCGCCAAGCGTTTGAGCAGCGCCGGGCCGGATCCGTCCAGATCGGCGGCATCGGCCAACCCGGTAACGTGCGCGCGGCGGTGGGCAACGTCACGGGCGTGACGGACGCGTTCGTCTACAACAACGGCGGCGACACGGCTATCACCTACGGCACCAGCAGCTACCCCATTCCCGCGCACTCGATCGCGATCATCGTTTCGGGCGGTGCCAATGCGGACATAGCGAACGCGATTCATTCGAAGCTCGATTGTGGCTGCGGCCTGCCCACGTCGGCGGGGCTCGGGACACTGGTCACGGTGAACGTGCAAGACACCGTGAACTACGTAGCGCCCTATCCCACCTATGCGGTCACGTTCGTGCGCCCGGCCGTGGTGAATGTCTACTTCACGGTGAACGTGGCGAACCTGTCGAGCTTGCCGGCGACCTACGTCAGCCAGGTGCAGCAAGCGATCGCTAACACGTTCGACAATGGTTTCATGTCCCAGGACGGCACGATCACGGTCAGCCGCGCACGCATCGGTGGCCAGATCGTCGCCGCGGAGTTTGCCGCGCCCATTCTCGCGCTCGGCAATATCACCCCTGTGACGATCTTCATCGGCACGACCGCATCGCCGTCGTCGGGCGCCTCGCTGACGCTGGGCATCGATCAGCAGCCGGTGACCGTCAAGCTCAATGTGACCGTGAACGCCGTCTCGATATGAGTGACTATCTCGGCAAGACCGTCATGAAACAGTACAGCAACAGTGCGACGTTGCTGGCGCTGCTTGATGACTTCGATCAATGGGTAGACGTCTCGAAGTTTTCGGCCGACTTCCTGGCGAACGTTTGGGACATCTCGACCGCTGTCGGCTTCGGCCTGGACATATGGGGGCGGATTCTCGGCCAGTCGCGTTACATCCAGATCGCGCAGTCGCCTGGCGATAACTTCGGCTTCAACATCAACGCGCACCCCGGCACGCAATGGCAGCCGTGGTCGCAGGCGCCGTTCTACAACGGCGCGGCGAATGGCACGGTGTCATTCCCGCTGGTCGATGACTACTATCGCCAGCTTTTGATGGTGAAGGCAGCGGCCAACATCGCCACGAGTGACTGCCCCTCGATCAACGCCTTGATGCGTGCCATGTTCGGCAGCCGCGGCCGGTGTTATGTGGGGTATGACCCCGCCGTGCCCATGCACATCGGCTATCACTTCGAATTCTTTCCGACGTCTGTGGAAATCTCTATCATCCAATCGGGTCTCTTCCCGCAACCGGCCGGCACAAAGGCCGATTACATCTTCAAAACTTTGTCGTACGCGCCGTTTGGTTTCGCAGGCGCCAATCGTGGCGCGAATCCGAAAGCGGTTGTCGGCTTCAGTCAAAACCCGTTCGTTTGATCATAAGGCCCCGTCATGCAAATTTCCTCGACCCCCGTCAAATGGACCATTCCTTTCGCGACGAACGACAGCTCGAAGGTGGAGATCCCTGCGACCACGTCGGATCCCACGCGCTTCTCGCTCTCGCTCGGATCGCCGCCGCTGACGGGTCAGCCTCCCGAGTCGGGCGGCGTGCCGCCGCAGCTCGAAGACTTCAATGGCGCGTTCAATCAGATCTCGCGCTTCGTCTGGTGGGCAATGGGCGGCGGCCCGCTCCCCTTCGACCCGACCTGGTCGGCCGATCCGAACGTCAATGGTTACGCCAATGGCGCGATGATTCCGGCCGCCGATGGGCTCGGCGACTGGATCTCGACCGCCGACAACAACCTGATCAACCCCGACACGGTCGGCACGAACTGGGTGCCGGGCTACGCTTACGGCAAACTGTCGCTGACGGGTCAGACGGGCGGCACGGTCACGCTGACGCCGGCCCAGGCCATCAAGACGGCCATGAGTATCGCCGGCACGCTGACCAGCAACCTCACGATTATTGTGCCGACCTGGCTGCGTAACTGGGACGTGACAAACACCACGACGGGCGCCTTCACGGTCACGGTCAAGACGGCGGCCGGCGCGGGCGTCATCATCCCCCAGAACAGCACGCCGACGGCAGTCGGCGGCGACGGTACGAATGTCACCCAGCTGCCCAAGAACATCGCGCCGGCTACGCAGCTCACGCACGCGGTGCAGTTGGGGCAGGCTACGGGCCGTCTCATCAACACGCAGATATTCACGGCGTCGGGCACCTACACACCGACTGCAGGCACGACGAAGATTCGCGTACGGGCGGTGGCGGGCGGTGGCGCGGGCGGTGGCACGCAAGCGACGAGCTCAATTGCGGCCGCGGCCGCGGGCGGCGGTGCATCCGGTATGTACGCCGAAGTCGGTATGGCCAACCCTGGCGTGCAGACTGTGACTATCGGTGCGGGCGGTGTCGCCGTGTCCGGCGGCGCGGGCGGCGCGGGCGGTAATACGTCGTTCGGCGCGTTGGTTGTGTTAATCGGCGGACTAGGCACCTCAGTCGGCGGCGCGGGTACGCCTCCCAACGTATCCCCAAGCGCGGCGGCGGGCACGGGTGGCACCGTGCCAGGTACTGGCGTGATCAATTTCAATAACGGCACGTCGGCCGCGCCGGGCTTTTCTCTCAGCCTTACCCAGGTTATAGGCGGTGGGGGAGGTTCAAACCCATTCGGCTCGGGTCAGCAACGCAATCAAGTGTCAGGCGCGGGTGTTATCGGCTCGGGGTACGGCTCGGGGGGTTCGGGCGCGGCTGCCGGTGCCAGCACGGCCGCATTGGCAGGCGGCAATGGCCAGCCGGGTATTCTGATCGTCGACGAATACGCATAAACAGGGGTGTCTATGTGATGGAAGAACGCGAGGCAATTATAGCGGGGGCGTCGCAAGGCGCCTTGGCCGCTCTCGGCGGATACATCGGAGTCATGCTACGCAACGAACCCACTAGCTGGCGTCACCAGGTCATCGCGGCGGTCGCGGCCGGTTTCGTGGGCCTACTAGTGGGCAAGCTGTGCCACAGTGCAGGCGTTGGTTCAGATATGACGTTCGTCTGTGTGGGAATATCCGGGCTGGTCGGGGCCGCGCGAACCGTTGGCGCGCTCACTCGACTTGTGGAGCGCCAGCTAGGCGTCACCTTTGAGGCGCCGAAGGATGCAGGACGCGATGACAAGCCAGCGGATCCGGGCGAGGACAACGTTCAATGAACCCTAACGATCGTGCGTTTCGCAACAGCGTTGCGCTGTTGCTGGTGCTGACACTCTCCAATCTCGGGGCATCCTTCACGGCGCTTTACGCGTGCCACGCGTTGCGCGACGAATCAAGCGCTCGGGCGATGGAGATTCACGCGATCAACGCGCGCCTGGACGAACTGGCGCTCTCCCTGTGCCAGCTCGATAAGCAGGTCTGCCCGAAGGCGCCGCCCCTGACGGTGGGTCATCCGTTGGACATGCCGCCCGCGCCCAGCAACTGAGTGTAGGCCGCGGCGAGCTTCGTGTCGTAGGAATTAGCCAAATAGCCGGCCCCGTTGTATATCCGCGCGACGGTCGCCCATTGGTGGGCGCGGATGGCCGGCAGTAGCGCTATGTTCGCCGTTTCGAGGAAATGCGCAAATTGCGCGATCTGCGTCAGTTCGTTCTTGGCGGCGTCCGCCATAAAAGCTGCCGCCGTACCATAGCCAAGCTGTTTGTAAGCGTCGCCCATGATCTGCCCCATGCCCCATGAGCACGAGCGCACGGCGATCTCGATGCCGGCGACGGCAGCGACACGCTCGAAGCGATCCCATTCGCCCACCCCGCCGACATAGCCGCCCGGCGTCGGGCTGCAGATATCGGCGGGCAGCTTGCCGGCAACCGATGAGGGAGCCAGGCGGTAGACGTAATGGCGTTCGAGCAGGATTTTCGGGCGCCCATCGGACAGGAACCCCGCGCCGCCCGTCTCGGTCATCAGCACGGCGCCAAACTCGGGCAGCGTCAGGCCGATCAGGGCCGCCGCGGCCTTGACGTTAGCGTCGGTATGTCCGGTCAGCGCCGCGTTCGTCAGTGGGCCATACACGCCGTCAGCGGTCAATCCGCGCGCGAGCTGGGCGGCCTTGAGCATGGTGACTGTGCCCGCGTCGAACGTGCCGGTGGGAATAACGCCCAGGCGGGCCTGCAGGAAACCTACGGCCCGCCCGGTCGATCCCAGCTTGAGGCTAGGAAGTGTCGCCATTACATGCCCTGCGTGTTCATGGTCGGCGTTGTATCCGGCGCAGAATCGCCCTGAAAGGTGCTTGCCGCCACCTCCAACGCGGCGCCGACGAGTGCGCCGGATCCGGGCAATGCCTTGTTGGCCAGACCTTCGACGACCGTCTCGCCCACGCTGACAGCGGTCTGGGCCAACGATGCGCCCGCCAGTGCGGCCGTGCTGGCGCCGGCAGCCGCGCCGCCCGTGAGCGCCTGCTCGGCGATCGGCTCGGCGATGGCCACGATCGGCGCAGCTTCCGGCGCGGCGATAGAGACGGCAACGGCCGCGGCCTTCAGCGCGTCATCTTCGAGTGCGGACTTGTTGCCGGCCAGGGCATCGGACACGGCGCCAGCGGCCGCTGCGGCGACCGGCTGAAACTTCGCCGGCAGATGCGCCTGCGCGAAGGTGGTCATCAGCGCGGTCATGCCCTGCGCGAAGGTCTGCAGCGCCGTCCCGCCGGCTTCGGACGTTGCGGCATGGGCAGCCAGGGTGTCGACGTGATCGTCGACGGTGACCGGGTGACCGGCCTGTGCCAGCGCGCTCGCAAACTGCGCGTGCAGCGCGGTAGCGGCGGCCTGGAACACGGCGACCGCATTGGTCTTGAAATCACTGAAAAGCGACATGGGCTATTTCCTTTTGGGCTTGAGTTTGGGTTTACGTCGCAAGTGTACGACGGGTGGTGCGACTTCGCGAATCATCGGTGAGCGGCGACTGCCGCAGCGGCCGCTTCGATACTATCGAATCGTCCGATGTGCTTGTACTTGCCCTGTACGGTTATGCGTGCGCTCCATTTTGCGCCGGATTTCGATACACCCCGCACGCCTGCGGTGTTGTCAGAGCGAACAGATTTCAGACATGCCTCGCGGACTTTGGCGACATGCTCGGGTGTTAATGCCTTACCACGTTTGGCCGCAGCTTGCTTCTCGCGTGTTTCTGCGGTGGGGCTCTTACCCCGCAGCGAGCTTGCCAATTTGGCTAAATGCTCGGGTGAACGGTTGCTCGAATAGTGAGACATCAATGCTTTTGTCTCTGACGAGCGACGGCGACCTTTATTTATTTCAGATATGCGCTGCCGAAATCCGTCGGGCATTTTAAAGCCACGTAGGCTTCCCGCAGTGAACGTCGAGTTATAGAGCTGGCGCGGCGCTCTGCTATCAAAGTAATGCTGTTCACGTACGAGCAGTTTATCGATGTCGCAAAGCTCTAGAACCGAAAACGTCAACTTTGCTACACCGTATTTGCTAGCCGCGAATTGCAAAGCTCGGCAGTGATGCGTCCCCTTCGTGAGCTCTTTGCGGTGTTGCCACCAACGCTTGGTGATGTTGGCGCTACTCCCCACATAGGAACGCCCGGAAGGTGAAGTAATCGCATAAATTCCGGATTTCATGGCGCTATTTCCCTGATGGTGTAGCAGGCGCATCCCGTCTTTGTAGGGGCACCCCGCGATATCGTGAGTATGTCAATTTGCGAATCGTCTAGCCATACTCGTTGTTTTGTCAGGCCATCGTTAGCAATTTTTTCACGATTACCCAGATCCCATATGCCTTTAAGCTTTGTAGGTGGGTGAAGCACAATCGAAACAGATAGGCGTCCGGTCAATGGTTTAACCGGGCCTGTCGGCAACGCATTCGCGAGCTTTACGTGATAAGCCTTCGCCTCTTTGCTTAGCACGATGCGCCCCAGGACGGCACGCCATAGGCGATTGACGGACGGCGGCCAGGGAAGCGTGAGCAGCACGGTACGGCCTTGGTACGTGTTCAATGCAACCCCTGAAAGTGACGGGGCGCCGAAGCGCCCCGCCGTGACATCACGCGAACGGATTCGAACCGGTGGCCGGCTTGGCCGCCTGCGCGAACGGATCGGCCGAACCGGTGGCCGGCTTACCGGCAAACGGGTCATGCTTCGCCGGCTCGCTGTGGTTGACCTGACCGGCGTTCGGATCGGCGTACTTGCCGAACGTGCCCGCGACATCGTTGTTGCCGATGGCCAGGCGCTCGCCGTCGGCGACGGACATCACGCCGTCCAGGTTGAACGAAATGCCGCCACCTTCGTTGGGCCAGAAATAGGCGGAAAGCGCGGCGCGGACCTTCTTGCCGGCGTAGAACTTCGAGCGAATGGCCGCCTGCTGGGCCTGCTGGTCGAGCTGTGCGCCCGTCTCGTCGGCCAGGTACGGGGCGAACTGCGACGCGGCACGGATCACGAACCAGTCGCCCGGCACACCCGGAATCGGCTTAGCCGTGTTGGCGTTGCGGGGCACGCGGATATCGATACCGGCGAGTGAACCGCCCGGTGCGACGGACTTGAGGACGGCGGCCAGATCGTCCTGCGCGGCGGGCGGGAACGCCAGCACGGCGTAGAACTGCAGCGGGTTGCCGACTTTCTTGCGGTTGGGCACGGCCTGCGCCAGTGCGGAATGGGTCAGAATTGCGATGTGGTCGGTAATAGCCATGATGAACTCCGTAGTTTAGTAAACGATTGATTGCGGAAAGTGAAACTACGACGGTAGGGACTCGAACCGCTACTGTGTCCGCAGGCGTCCAGCGTATGCGCCGCCTTTGTCTTGTTCGCACACAATCCCGTTACGCCGCAACGGGCAAGACGTCGTAGTGCGGTGGCGCCGGGCTCGGCATCGTCGGATGAATGACTGGCGTACTGCCGGCACGACCACGAGCGAATATTAAGTCTTTCTGACGTACTTGTCAAACGTTCCCGCAACGGTCGCCGGATCCGCCGTATCGACCGTCGAGATCGTCTTAGCGCCCGCGGCGCGGCCGATCAGGGCGTCGTGCATCTCGGCGGGAATGGCCGGCAGGGCGTCGCTCAGCGCGCACGGCTGCACGAGATCCGCACGGCCCAGGGCGAGCAGGGTAAGCGCGGCGGTCTGCGGGTCGGCCCACACCCGCCGGCCTTGCGAGACTTTCATCACGAGCCCGTGCGTGCCGGCGCCGGCCATCTTGGCAATGCGCTCTTCGACGTCCTCCCAAAAGTTCTTGAAGGCGGTCCGCACGGACCACAGCGCGATGATTTCCTCGTCGGTCATCTCGTGCACCATCGACGTCGAGACGTACGCCTTGAGCGCCGTCTTGCCCGCGTGGTGCGTGGTCGGACAGCGTGAGGACGCCCGGCAGTAGCGGCAATGCTTGCCAGGGACCGGCTGCATCGTTTCGTCATCGTAGGCGCGGCGGACCTCGCGCGCTTCGGCCAATATCTTGGCGCGCTCGGTGGCGATCCAATGGCCCGGCAGCGCCAGCAATTGGCCGGGCTCGCCGTGGATGCGCCGCGGCTGGTAGATCCCGAGCGAGACATCGGCCGGTTCGAGTTTGAAATCTTCGCAGGCGGCGACCGCATAGCCCGCGGCCTGTTCGTTCGGCGCATCGGCCGTGCCGACCTCGACCTCGCCGAACCCGTACTTGTAATCGATGACGGCGAGCTGGCGCTCGGTCGGGAACCAGATGAGACAGTCGGCCGTGCCGAACAGCGGCGGCGACGTGCCCGAAATGGCCACGCGGCGTTCAAGCACGATGTGCGCCAGGCTCGTGCCGATGAACTCGGCAAGCCACGCGGCGTATTGCTTGCCGTGATAACGCAGCTTTTCGTTCCACTGCTCCGGCGTCTGGCCTTTCAGATCCAGGCCGACCGGCACGACCTGCTCGGGCGCCTCGCCGGCTTCCGCGCCAGCTAGGCCGAACCGCTGGCGCACGTAGAACTCGGCGACGGTATGGGCGCGCGTCCCTTCCTCTGCGGCGGGGCCCGGCTCGTCGGGCAGCCCGTCGGACCAGGGCACCGATTTAGCGCATTTCGACCAGCGCGACCGCGCGGACATGCCCAGCTTGCTGTGTTTCGGGAAATCGTCAGTATCGACGGCCGTCTGTACTGTCATGGCGTAAGTCCTTGAATGGTGAGGAATTGCGCCGACACGGTAGCACGACTTTAGGCGATAGTCAATCCATACTTAAGGGCTTTCGGTACTGACGATACTGACGTACTGAGGCACTGAACGTACTTTCACTTAGGTCCTAGAAATCCGAAAAGCACGGTAACCTCTTTTCTCACTTCTAACTCATTTATTTACAATTATGTAGTTTGATAGTAGATCGTCAGTACGTCAGTACTTTGGTCTGTCGGAGAAGGGCGGTTTGCGAAAAGTGAGAAAAGGCCGCCCATCGGGTTAAACTCGCGCCATGACGTCGACCCATGACCTACAACCCGTCAAGGCATCCCTCATTGCGGACCTGGTCGGACTGATCAATATCAACCTGGCTGATCTGTTACAGGTCAAGGCCCGGGCGTGTTTTGACTGTGACGGTACGGGCATGTGCGGCGACCCCGATGACGCGGGCGCATCCACACTAGCGACCTGCGCGACATGTGGCGGGATTGGTGCGGTCGAACAATTCACGTTCGATATGGCCCGGATGAAATCCGTCCAGTTCGGCCGCCTGGTCGAGGGTTGGGACGTCAAACAGGGTCAGATCGTCCCCAAGATGCGCAGCAAAGACAAAGCGTTTGCCGTGCTCGTGAAGCTGCTGGGCTTCGACAAGGCCATTCTCGAAATAGCGAACGCCGCGCCGTTCACCGAGTCCATACCGGACGAGCAGCGGGCGGCCTACGTCGAGCAGCTCAAGGAATTGGCCTCGCTGGGCCTGCTGGACGCGCGTACGTGACCGCTGCAAGTGCAACCCTAGCTACCCTAGCGGCTACCCCGGCCGACGCGCAGGACGGCCCACAGGCGCCGGCTGTCGACCCCGTTGCGTTCCTGATCGAGGCGGCGCGGACGAACTACGGCGCGTTCATCTCAGCCGTGCATCGCCCGCGGTTCAAACATTCAGCCTTCTCGGCGCGTGTCTGCCGGGAAATCGACCAGTGGGTCGAGGACGTCATCGCCGGCAAGCGGCCGGTCTTGATGCTGACGGCGCCCCCGCAGCACGGCAAGAGCTCGCTGATCTCGCGCTGTTTGCCGCCCTACCTGTTCGGGCGCCTGACAGCCGAGCTCGATGCGGTTCGCATTGCCTGCGCGTCCTATGCGCTATCCCTGGCCCGGCGCAACACGCGCGACGCAGGCGGCATCATGGACGAGCCGATCTACCGGGCCATCTTTCCGCATACGGCGCTGATCGGTTACAAGGGCGTGCGGACGGCGGACGGCTTCGACGTGCCGCAGGGTGGGGGCTTACGCGGCGTCGGTGTCGGCGGCGGTCTGACGGGCTTCTCGCTGGAAATCGCGATAGTGGACGACCCGACCGCCAATGCCCAGCAAGCCCTATCGGCTGTGGTGCAGGACGGGCTAGAAGCCTGGTATGAATCGGTCTTGATGACCCGCCTGCAGCAACGCTCGGGCACGCTGGTGATCGGTACGCCCTGGTCGGCGAACGACATCTTGGCCCGCGTGCGCCGCAAGATGACCGGCGACCCACGTTTCCGCCATCTGTCGTTCCCAGCGCTGAACCTGCCCGGCGAGCTTGGCTACAACCCGGATCTGCCCGAAGGCGCGCTCGTGCCGGCGCTGCATAACGAAGCAAAGCTGCGCGAGATGAAAGCCCACATGTCCGAAACGTGGTGGGCCTCGATGTACCAGCAGGCGCCCCTGGCCGACTTCGGCGCGATCTTCAAACGCGAGCACCTGCAGTATTACCGGCGTGCGGAACTGCCGGCGACCTTCGTACAAGTCATCATGTCCGTGGATGCGACGTTTAAGGACGGCACGGCCAGCGACTTCGTGGGTGTGGGCGTTTGGGGCAAGACGGCGGACGAGCGCGTCTGGCTGATCGATTGGCGGCGCGAGAAGCTCGCCTTTATGGCGACCGCATCGGCGATCATCGACCTGAAACGTAAGCACCCCCGCGTCTCGCGCGTGTTCATCGAGGACGCGGCCAACGGTGCGGCCCTGGTCGACATGCTCAAGAAGCACATTCCGGGCCTGGTCGGCGTGCCGCCGCTCGGATCGAAAGAAGCCCGCGCGGCGGCGGTGTCATGGGTGTGGGAGAACAAAAATGTCATGCTCCCCCATCCGGACGAGAATCCCGGCATCGTGCCGATCGTGTCCGAAATTACCAGTTTCCCTGATACCGTGACCGGGCATGACGATGCGGTCGATATGATGACTATCGCCTTACATCAGTTATGCTTGCGCTCGCCCATCGCGGCGCTGATCACGAACGACATTCTACGCATGGCGGCCCTATGACTCTCAAGAAAGGCAACAAGACGAAGCCCCGGCCGCCGATTCACGTTCCGCCGCCGTTGGCGGACACGATGGAAGGCGGCCCGATGATCGGCGAGCGTGCCGTGCAAGATGCTCCCGGCCCGGGCCTGACGCCGTCGATGACTCAGGCAACGGCCCACGAAGTCGATCCAGCGCGCTACACAACGCAGGAACGCAAGGCCGCCGAGCATGCGATGGATTTCAACGGCGCGGCGCAGAACGCACTGACGTTTGTCGAGACAACTGGCTTCCCGGGTTTCCCGACGCTGGGCCTGCTCGGCCAGCTGGCCGAATACCGCACGATGCACGAGACGCTCGCCGACGAGACGGTCCGCATGTGGGGCAAGGTCAAGGCGGCCGGCGACGCCCCACCCGAGAAGCTCGAAGAGATCGAGGAAGAGCTCAAGCGCATGGATCTGCGCAAGCATGTGCGCCAGGCGGTCATTCACGACCAGGCATACGGCGGCGCGCACGTCTACTTCAAAATGAAAGACGACCAAACGGCGCGCGACGTGCCGCTGATCTTTCGTCCCTATTCCGTGCCCAAAGGTGCGTTCGAAGGCGTGCGCGTCGTCGAGCCGTTCTGGGTCACACCCAACGCCTACAACTCGATCGACCCGACGGCCGAAGACTTCTACATCCCCTCGTCCTGGTGGCTGCTCGGCATCGACGTGCATGCGACCCGCCTGCACACGCTGATCTCGCGCCCCGTCGCCGACATGCTCAAGCCGGCCTATTCGTTCCGCGGCGTGAGCATGACGCAACTCGCCATGCCCTACGTCGACAACTGGCTGCGCAGCCGTCAGAGCATCTCCGACACGCTCAAGCAGTTCAGCGTCTCGGGCGTAGCGACCGACCTGCAACAGATCCTGCAGCCCGGCGCGGCGGTCAATTTGCAGCAACGCGCCCAGCTGATCAACGCCTACCGCGATAACCGCAATTTGCTGTTTCTCGACAAGGCGACCGAAGAGTTCTTTCAGATCAACACGCCACTATCGGGCCTGGACGCCCTGCAAGCGCAAGCCCAAGAACAGATGGCGGCCGTTTCGCACATTCCGCTGGTCAAGCTGCTGGGCATTACACCGACGGGGCTCAATGCGTCGAGCGAGGGCGAGATCCGCGTGTTCTATGACTACGTGCGCGGCTACCAGACGAATGCGCTTGGCGCGTTGATGCAGGACGTCTTGCAGCTGGTACAGCTCTCCCTGTTCGGCGCGATCGACCCGGGTATCTCGTGGGAGTGGGAACCGTTGATGGAACTCTCGAAGCTCGAAGATGCGGACCGCCGCAACAAGGACGCGCAGACCGCCGATTACTATGTGACGATGGGCGCGCTCAACGCCGAGCAGGTCGCGCAGCATCTCGCGCAGGATCCGACCAGCGGTTATTCGGGCCTATTCGATGGTCAGGACGACTCGGCCGAACCGGCCGACGACGACATCGCCGGCATCACTCAGCAAATTCTAGGCATCGGCCACCACCCGAACGACGAGGACAACGATGGACATTCGAGCACCGGGGAAACGCGACAAGTATCTACCACCGATCCCGCCCAACGCACAGACGGCAGCGAAATACCGGCGTCAGTTGAACCGGGCCGTCCAAAGGATGACAAAGAGCTATCTTTGGTGGCTGCAAAGCCGCTACAGCTCGGCGCTAAGCCAAAACGTCGAAGCGGGACGATTGCCTGACCTGGCGGAAGATGCGGCAGTGATAGCAGAGGACGCCGCGCCGGAAACCCCCGGCCAGGCGTCCCAGGCACTTTTCGGCGAGCTCAAACGGCTAAAAAAGTACTGGAACACGTACTTCGACGATCTCGCGACGCACCTAGCGACACGCATTATCGAGGACACGTACCGGGATAATGCGAACGCCTGGAAAGCCCAGCTGCGCAAGGCCGGCTTTACGGTCGATATGCAGCTGTCGCCGGCCCAGCAGCTCGTGCTGAAATCGAGCATCGCCGAGAACGTCGCGCTGATCCAGTCGATCCCGGAGAAGTTCCACACCGACGTCCAGGGTATTGTGCTGCGTTCGTTCGTGCGCGGGCGCGATCTCGCCACGATGGCCGACGAGATCAAGGCACGCGGCAAGGTGACGACGAACCGGGCCGCGCTGATTGCCCGCGACCAGTCCAACAAGGCGACGGCGCAGATGAACGCCGCGCGCCAGCGCGAGCTGGGCCTGACGTGGGCGGTGTGGAAGCATTCGAGCGCGGCGAAAGAACCGCGGCATACGCACGTTCGGGCCGGGCGCGAGCAGTGGATCTTCGACACGCAGCAAGGCATCGATTTCGGCGACAGTTTTGGCCAAGTTTTACCCGGTCAGGCCATAAATTGTGGGTGTGTATCGCGCACGCTGATCCCAGCCATCGGCCGCGGGCTTGCGGGTGGCAAACAGTTCGACGCCAACAAACTCGAACCGGTTCCAGGCTTTCCCGGCGCCTACCGTCAACCCTAACCGGAGCTTCGCCCATGTCGTCTGGACATCACCAGCTCGATCCCGCGCTCGCGCGCAAAGTCGTCGACCGCTCCCTGGCTGCGTTGCTGCGCGACGTCCGGGTTGTCACGCGCTACTGGGTCCCACTGCTCGGCGGCACGGCCCGCGATTGGAGCCGACCGATCGTCTACATCGACGGGCGGTTTCCCGACCAGCTGCTGGTCGAAGGGCGCCTTATGCATCCGCATCGCTACATCGTCGTACACGAATGCGTCGAGCGCGTCCTCATGGACGAGCTGGGCCTGCCCTATCTCGGCGGCGCGCATACATTCGCGACCGCGGCGGAACAGTCCGCTGTCGAGGCGGACGGTTTCTCGTGGAACGGCTACACGGTTGCGCTGCGGCCGTATATCGCGCTAGCGCGCACGAAGCCCGAGACGATGATCATCGCCCCGGGCCTGGACATGCGGCCCGCCAACGCGCATTAGCCGACCGTCGTGATCGTCGATTTCGCGAGAGATCCGGCCGGGCACGGCTTAAGCTCGCGGCACGCTGTAAAGTCGGTCATCACTTACCCTCCACGTCTGGCTTTGGCGCAAATCCCCTCTGCGCAGCTTTGATGAAATCAGTGCAGAACGAAGCGTCCGCAAAGCCGAGCGTCACATATGCTCGATGCTCATACCTTTCCCTCCGTGTCGTCGGGCTGCGGGGCTGCAGCGAGCATGGCGCGCCTACCACTCAGTAATCCATTAATGGCAACTCGAAGCGCCTGCTGCATGTTGTAACCGCCATAAACGGTATTGAAGTCTGAGTATGCCTTCCAAAGTTCAGGCGATGACTTTTCGTCGCAGGGCTCAACATCGTGCAGCCCATCCCGCACCCCGCCATTGCCTTGCGCGATCATCGCTTCACGGCAATCGTTCCAACCTTTGACATAACCGACTCCATGCTCACTAGCATTAGGAAATAGCTTAAGGGCATCAGGCACCTTCGCGGCGACGGGCAGGGCGACGGCTTCGATAGCTAATCGCGCTTCGGGCGTGTACGCCTCTATCCAATACGCCGATTCGTTATAGCTGTGGAACCGGCATAGCGCTCGTGCAACACGTTCGACCATCTCATCCGTCACCCTCACTGGCTCGCGGGCTAGGTGGGCCTTGTCCAGCTCATCGGCGACATGTTCAAGCGCCATCGGAGCGCATGTTCCGTGCTCGCGAATTACTTTCGCCAGTCCATACAGTTTCTTTGCGGCCAGCGTCATCGGCTTATCCATTGCTGTTCTCTCGTGGTGAATGGTGCGTCATCCTCGCACCGTAAGATTCCCTTGTCAACAGGCCGACATCGCAAACCCGACCGTTCACTAATTGCATACGCTGGCGCGCCTAGATACCATGCGATGCATGCCCGATAACCGCATCATTTTCGCCTTCGATAAGCAAACCGCCCGCAGCCGCGATGCGGATGGCCGCATGCGCGTCAAGAACTGCATTCTCTCGACCGCCGAGATCAACCCGTATCGCGGCGAAGAGATCCCGAACTATGACCGGCTGGGCCTGAAGCCGAACCAGGTCTACGACCTGTACCGCGACCCGGACGAGATGCGTAAGGCCGCCCCGACGTTTGAGGGCGTGCCGTTGATGATCAAGCACGTCGCCCAGACGGCCGACGAGCCGCGCAAGGAATACCAGGGCGGCGCGGTGCATTCGGTGCGCTTCGACGGCAAGCATCTGCGCGGCGACCTCTTGGTATCCGACGGTAAGGCCATCGACATGATCGAGTCGGGCGCCGCCGCGGATCTGTCCTGCGGATATCGCTACGTGCCGGATATGCAGTCGGGCGAAGTCGACGGGCGCCGCCACGACGGCGTCATGCGTACCATCCAAGGAAACCACGTCGCGCTGGTCGATGACGGCCGCGCGAGTGGCGCGCATGTCGCCGACAGCGCATTATTCAACCCGCAAGGGCCTGACCCGACTATGCAAGGAGTCGATGACATGAGTGGTAAAGACGAACTGCCGGCAGGCGGGCCCCCGGGCTCCGAAGCGGGCGAGCAGCACGAGGGAAGCGCAATGGCCCAGGTCGGCCAGGCACTGAAGCATATCGCCGGCCTGCTCGAAAGCATTCACGGCAAGCTGGGCGGCAGCGCCGAGCCGGCCGAAGGTGCGACCGACAACGAGGAAGGTCGCGAGGAAGGCGAAGGCCGCCCCGAAGGCACCGAGCGTGAACCGGAAGGCGCGAACGATTTCGAGCTCGATCCGGCCGTGCGTGAAGAGGCCGTGCATTCGCGCGCGATGGACGAAGAGTCCGACGGCGAAGGCGAAGAGATGGAAGGCGCGATGGACGAGGAAGGCGAGGGCGACTACCCCGTGCCGTCGCAGTCCGCCCAGAACGGCACCCCGGCCCGCGGCGAAAAGACCCCGCATGGCGCGATGGATGCTAAGAGTGTGCGTACCTACGCCGCCCAGGTGGCCGCTGACGCCGTCGCGCGTGAGCGCCGTCGCGCCCAGGCCGTCGAACAGGCGAAGCGCGATACGCGCGGCGTGCTGGGCGATGTCTACGGCATGGACAGCGCCGGTGCGATCTATCGCGAGGCGCTGAAGGCGGTCGGTCAGGACGTGACCCAGATTCCGAAGGGCATGGCCCGCGTCGCCTGGAATACGCACGTCGCGGTGGCCGCTCGTACTGCCGGCGTTCGCCCGCAGTCCGAGATGGCGCTCGACGCTGCGGGTGTCGAAAAGCAACAGGCCGGCGTATTGGCCCATCTCAGCCGCATCAAAGTTAAGGGCTAAGGGCCCCCGGAGAACCGACCATGTTTCAGAATCAGGTTTACATCAACCCGGCCCAGGCCGTCCCCGGCGACTTCGCCTCGACGAACCCGACGATCTTCAAGCTGTCCGGTGCGGGCAAATGCGTCGCCGATAGCTCGGGCGTCACCGTCGGCCGCTTCGCCGTGCTCAACGCAACCGGCACCGTCACCAGCATTCCCGGTTCCGCGCCGGGTGCGACCCGTCTGGGCTTCGTGCATCGCGAGAACAACGCGCAGATCGTCACGTATCTCGCCGAGTCGGGCAACACGATCCAGCCCGGCCAGGCCGTCTCGCTGTTCGGCAAGGGTGATTTCTTCATCAACGCCGATGCCGTGACCAGCGCGCCCGTACGCGGCGCTGTGGTCGCGTGGGACTATACGACCGGTCTTGTCAACATCGGCGCGGTCATCGCCGGCACCCTCGTCGACACCGGGTATGTCCTGCTGTCGGAAACGGCGTCGGCGGGTCAGACCGTCATCATCGGCAACACTGGCGCGTAAGCGAACAAAGGAACCATTCCCATGAAAGATGCACAGCTTATTGCCCAGCTCGCCACGCGCGGCATCATCCTGCCGGCAGGCGTGAAGGACGTGACCACGCCCCGCGGCGAGTACGCGATGGACGCGGCCAGCCTCACGCCTACCCTGGTGGGCACGCCGAATTCCGGCATCCCGTCGTTCCTGACCACCTTCGTCGACCCGAAGGTGATCGAGGTGCTCGTCGCCCCGATGAAGGCCGCCGAGATCGTCGGCGAGTCCAAGAAGGGCGACTGGACCACCCTGACGGCGACTTTCATTCAGGCTGAACCGCTGACCCGTGTCGCCACCTACGGCGACTACTCGACCGACGGTACGTCGGACGCGAACGTCAACTACCCGCAGCGCCAGGCGTACTTCTTCCAGACCTGGACTCGTTGGGGCGAGCGTGAACTCGCGATGGCCGGCGCCGGCCGCGTGGACTGGGCCGGTCAGCTCAACTATTCGAGCGCGCTCGGCCTGGCCAAGTTCCTGAACTCGACCTACCTGTTCGGCGTGTCGGGCCTGCAGAACTACGGGCTGACGAACGACCCGCGCCTGGTAGCACCGGTGGCCGGCTCGGTCAACTGGGCGACCGCAACGCCCGACGCGATCTTCAACGACATCGTTCGCATGTACAAGCAGCTGCAGTCGCAGTCGCTGGGCATCATCGAGCAGGAAGACGATCTGCGCCTGGCACTGCCGCCGACCGCCGCTGGCGATCTGAACAACGTCAACACCTACGGTCTGTCGGCCGCCAAGCTGTTGAAGGATGCGTTCCCGAAGATCTCGCTGGTCACCGTGCCGGAGTACGACACCGCGGGCGGCCGTCTCGTCCAGCTGTGGGCACCGGTCATCGAGGGCCAGGAAACGGCCACCTGCGGCTTCACGGAGAAGATGCGCGCCCATGCGATCGAGCGTTACAGCTCGTACTTCCGCCAGAAGAAAAGCGCTGGTACGTGGGGCGCGGTCATCTTTCGTCCCCTTGGCATGGCCGCCACATTGGGCGTCTGATTGGTGGGGCGCAGTGTTTGACGAAAGGCCTGGCTCACGCCGGGCCTTTCTGCGTCCAGCGCCATAACTTCTTTCCGCTGTCCCATACACGCAACGCGTTGACGGCGTCCTCGATGTCCCATTCGGTGCGCGGATCCGTCGCGGGATCGAATGCCAGCTCGGTGCGGCTGATCTGCCGCAAGCGGTCCGGAATACGCTTGCGGGCCCATGCACCTTTGGGGCGAAAGCCGGTTGCGTGATGGTAGACCCGATAGTCGGGCGGGATCTCGCGCGCCAGCTCGAAGCCCATGTGCGCGTAAGTGCGGCCATCGAACCAGTCATTGGCCGAATACGACACGACCTCGCGACAGCCTAGCGTCCGCACGGCATGCGTGAACAACTTCGTTGCGCCGCCGCGCACGCGCGCCGATGACGCGAATCGCGTGAGATCCCATACGCCGGCCTCGCTGCGGTTGCGATCGTAGGCGTCTTTGCTGAATACCATCACAGCGACTAGGCCATGCTCAGGGTGCACCAGGCCAAAGCGGTGGGCGTTGATCGCGCCCGGCTGCTGTGGGTGATGCAGGTCAAGGAACCGCACGGCTTCCGTGTTCGGCACGTCGACCACGGCGCAATCGCGGGCGTTGAGCGCGGGCCGCATGTCATGGCCCAGGGCGACGCGCAGCAAGTGCTCAAACGGCCCGCGACGTTCCGTCCAATCTTTGCAGGCGATCGCGATCAGGCGATAGCCGGCCGCGGCGCACGCCTGGTGTTTGATCTGTGCGGCGGCGCGTTCGCGCGTGCGGCGGTCGGAATGCCAGTACACACCGTTAAGCTCGATCGCCAGCTTGCGCGAAGGGACAACGATGTCCAGCTCTTTCGGCTTGATGATCGTCCGGTCGGACTGGTACGCGTCCGGGCAAAGTGTCTGCACGAAGGCGAACAGATCGCATTCGGTAGGCGATGGTGCACCGCTGACACAACGCGGGCAGCCATAACCGTGCCCATGATTGGCTGGCGTCTGGTCGAAGGGGCCGTGCTTAGGGCAAACGATAGTGACCTTCGACAATGCCTCTACATATTCAACCTGGCTGTAGTCGTAGCGGTCGCCGTGCTTGGCGCGTGCGCGTGCGACGAAGTGCGCTAGGTCTTTGCGACGACCGATCGACTTGCGCACGTTGCCGCAAAGCGGGCAGCCCCGGCCACCTGTGTGCCAGCCCGCGACTTGATCGAACGCGCCGTGGTCCGCGCAGACAATGCGAACCTTGAACGGGTCGCCGCGATAGTCCGCCTGGCTGTAGTCGTAGCGGTCACCGTGCGTCGCACGGGCCTTAACGATCCAGGCGGCCGTATCGAAACGTTGTCTGTCGCCGCGCGCGATGTAGCTGCATTCGCGGCACTGATCGCCTTCGGCATGCTTGCCCGCCGCCTGTTCGAATGGCCCGTGGTCTGGGCAGACAATCGCGATTTTCGCCTTCGTGCCGTGGATCGTCTGCGGCGGGTAGGTGTAGCGGTCGCCGTGCTTGGCGGCGAAGCGGGCGAGCCATGTCTCGGTGCTGATAGGTGCGTTCATGGCCGCAGGTTAGCACGACTGGCGCATGGGGCGCAATGGCTAATATCGAGCCGCATTTGATAAGCTGACCGCGTTTGAGTCGTTGCGGCGGAGTGGGCGCCGCCGCATGATCGAACAGGAAGGCCGCCGTAAGGCGGCCTTTCTTTTAGACGGCCGTGATGTCCACGTACAGGCCGCCACGCTGCCAGTGACGGCGCGACTGCAACGGCGTCGGTCGGTTGTGTACCCAGCTCTGCTCGGGATTTCGGTACTTCCAATGCGAGTACGCGATGGCGGGCGTCTCGCCGAAACCGCACCAGCGGCCGTCGGCGCAGTAGTAGCCGAATGCGCCTTTCGTAATGTGCGGCTTTACCATCGTTCCCGCTCCTCTAACATGCTCGGCGTCAACGCCGGATTGTGATCGCACCAGCGCGAGCCGCGCCGATGCGGAAAATGGTAACCCTGGCAGCCCGACCGATCGGGCCGGCAGACGGCCGCCCTGTTGTGCCGTTCGTGCGACTGCCGGTAACCGTCGACCCGCAGCAAGCCTTTGCGGCACACCTTGCAACGTGGCGGCTTGACATACGTCTCGGGCCGGAAGCGCTTATTCTGGCGTGCTTGGCAGGCTTTGCGGCGGCAGCGGCACGGCCAGGACATTGTCGTTTCTCCGGTGGTGTGCTGCCGATTCTACACCGTTACATTGCCTTGTCAACACCTTTCAGACGAAAAGATCGAAACGCTTTGCTAGACTCGCGTCACAGTCCGTACCAACCGCAACAAGGAGCTTCGCCCATGCCTGCTGTCAAGCGTTCCGCTAAGACCGTTTCCATTGCCTGCAAACTCCCGCAGGGCCTGCACATTCACCTCGACGGCCGTCGCGAGCCGATCAAGCTGCACGGCCAGAACTCGCCGTTCAATATCGCCGGTCACGGCATCACCCAGGGCGTCTCGGTCGACGACTGGGCAGCCATCCAAGCGCAGTACAAGGAATCGCCCTGGCTGAAGAACGGCTTCGTGTTCGCCAACGGCGACGGCGACGACCTGGCCGAAGAGGCTGACGACCGCAAGGACGTCCAGACCGGCTTCGAGCCGATCGACCCGCGCAAGCCGGATGCCCGCAGCGGCTCGCTGGCGGCCATCCAGCCGGACGGTGCCCAGGATCCGGGCGAGCGGGCCTAAGCTATGGCCGTCGTCGTGTTCGACCCCGCGGCCTTCGTGGCTACGTACCCCGAGTTTACCGGGGTCGATCCGGCGCGCCTGACGTCCATGTTCACCGTTGCCGAGCAGAGCATCCTCGACAACACGGACAATTCGCCCGTCATGGACATCAATGTCCGCACGCAATTGTTCTACCTGCTGGTTGGCCATCTGCTGTTGATCTTCGGCATTGCGCCGACCAGCCCCGACAATACGCCTCCCGGCCGCCTGTCCAGCGCGACCGAAGGCACGATCACCACGGCGTTTGAATACATCATGCCGGCCGGCTCCGGTTTGGCCCCGTGGTTCCTGCAAACGAAGTACGGCGCCATGTACTGGATGATGACGGCGCCCTATCGCAGCGCGCTCTACATCGCCAACGGGTCCAGCGGCATCGGCGCGGCCATCGCCTACGGGTCGACCATCCCCAGCCTGCCGAACGGGCTGTGACATGAGTGTCGCGCGCCGGGGGCTGAAGCTGCCAGATACGCTCGAAGGCATGTTCGCACCGGGCAGCGTCAAGGCTGGCGTGCTCTCGGGCGCAACCTATCCCGCCGCTATCCTCAAGAACGCCGAGACGGGCGCCACGATGCCCGACCCGCGCGCCGGTATGGCGGTCGCGGTCATCGCCGCGGCGCTCGAATACGGCACGAACCAGAACCATCCCCGCCCGTTCATGGCCATGACGGTCATCAAGCACGGCAAGGAATGGACGGCCGCCTTCATCGCGCTGCTCAAGCAGGGCGTAGCGGCCGAAGCCGCGCTGCGCACCGTCGGCGTGACGATGGCCGAAGATATCCAGGCGACGATCACATCCTGGCCGGCTGACAACTCCGAAGCGTGGGCCGCGTTCAAAGGATTCGATGCCGGACTTCGCTTCACGAAACACTTGCTGCATTCGATCAAGTCGGAAGTCGTCGAGCAGGAGGGCGCCGGCTGATGGCCAATTTCAACATGCATGGTGTCGTCCGTGGCGCAATCCAGCAAGTGAACCTCGATACGCCCGGCACGGTCTACATCTCAACCGGCTACACGAACACGAATGGCATCCTGACGCCGAGCTATATGCCCGTCGCGGCGATGCTGCAGGTCCAGGCCGACACGCACGATGCGCTGTCGCATGACCGCTCGCTGTCCTACACGACTGGCTACACGACGGTCTATGCGTTCGGCAACTTCTCGGATCTCGAACGCCCCAACGGCAAGGGCGGCGATATCATCAACATGTCAGGCAAATGGTACGGCATCATGCAAGTCCTCGAATGGTGGCCCGGCTGGTGCTCCGTGTCGGTCACGCAACAGCTCAATGCCGCTTCCCTGGCCGCCCTGCAGGCGCTTATCGCTAACGGCTCGGTGGCCGCGCCATGAGTGCGACCATCCTTGTCTCGCCGACCGAAGACCAGACCTTCGCGGGCGTCTGGGCCCTGCTGGCGCTACTGCTCTCGCCGACTGACAAGCTGCAGCTCTTTAAGGGCTTTCAGAACTTCACGGCGACGCCGCCCGGTACGTATGCGGTCATCTCGCCGGGCGTCATGGTCCGGCAGAACCAGGGCATGCGCAATTACGACTCGGTGAATGGGTTTCAGATCATCCAGCGCAACACGACCTACTACTACCAGATCGACTGCTATGGGCCCTTGGCGCCCGACTGGGCGAACATGATCACCATCGCCTGGCGATCGATGTGGGCTTGCGACAACAACCCGAACCCCACGCTGTTCACGCCGCTTTATGCGGACGAGCCGGCACAGATGAACTTCGCCAACGGCGAGAAGGTTTACGAGCAGCGGTTCGTGACGAAGCTCTATTTGCAGGTGAATGAGACAGTGAACTTGCCGCAAGATTTCTTTACCGAAGTACCCCCCACGATCCTCATTGCGGCGGACACCTTGCCGCCCTGAATATGCGCTAGAATTTTGCGCGCAACCGGTCCCATTTAGGAGCTGACCCGTGACTATCCCTGTTAGCAAAAAAGTTACCGTCCTACCGGGCGTCGTCGCGGGTGGTGGCCAGGCGTCCAGCCTTGGCGGCCTCGTCGTCTCCCAGGACACCTCCATTCCGCCCGGTCAGCAGCTCGACTTCATCAGCGCGCTGGCCGTGTCCAACTGGTTCGGACCGAACGCGCCCGAGACGCTGATCGCGAACAACTACTTCCCGGGCATCGTCAACGGTGGCCAGCTGCCCTACGATCTGAAGTTCTCGGCGTACCTGCTGGCAGCGGCGCCGGCCGGCGTCTACGGCGCGAGCACCGCGGCGCTGACCCTGTCGGCCTTGCAGTCGCTTACCGGCACGCTGATTGTGACCACGGCGGCGCTGCATACGTCGAGCGTCATCAATCTCTCGGCCGCGACCAGCTTCGCCAACGCCGCCACGATCATGACGGCCGCGTTCACCTCGCCCGACTTTGCCATCACCTATGACGCGGTGCGCCAGCGCTTCCTGCTGCTGACGACCTCTACCGGCCCGACGGCGGCCTGCTCTCCCGTGACCGGTACCCTGGCCGCCTCGATCGGTCTGGCGGCCAGTGTGGGCGCGTATAACCAGGCCGTGGGCGTAGCGGCCGACACCCCAGCGTCGGCGATGAACCGCGCCATTGCCGCCTCGACCAATTGGGGTACGTTCACGACCAGCTATGCGGCCGTGATCGCCGATCGCGAAGCCTACGGCGCGTGGAACAGCGGCCAGAACTTCCAGTACATGTACGTCTCGTGGGACTTGGATGCGGCCAGCATCGTGCCGAACAATTCCGCGTCGTTCGGTGCGGTCGCCTTCGCGACGCCTTACCAGGGCGTGCTGCCGATCTACGGCGGCGCGGACTCAGCCGGCGCGATGCAGGCATGGGCTGCCTCGACGAACTTCAGCGTGGCCAACGGCCGCACGAACCTGGACAGTCGCCAGTTCCTGTCGGGCGTCGCCCCGGTGGTGAACGATGCGACCACGGCCGCCGCGCTCGATTCGAACCACTACACCTACATCGGCGGGTACGCCAACCAGGCGAACACCTACACGATCGCCACGAATGGCGCGGTGTCCGGTCAATTCCTATGGTCCGATACCTACCTCGACCAGATCTACTTGAATCGTGAGCTGCAACGCGCACTGTTCGAGGCGCTGCTCGCCTACAACTCGATTCCGTACAACCAGGACGGCTACACCGAGCTTTACCGGGCAGCGGTCGACGTGATCGACGCGGCGGTGACGTCGGGCATCATCCGCGCCGGCGTAACGCTGTCGCAGACCCAGGCGCAGGAAATCAACACGCAAGCCGGCCGGGTGATCGACCCGATCGTATCGACCCGCGGCTGGTACCTGCTGTTCGGCGACCCGGCCAACGTCGCCCAGGCTCGTCAGAACCGCACCAGTCCGACCGCGTCTCTCTGGTATACCGACGGCGGTTCGATCCAGCAGATCACCATCGCCTCGCGCGCGATCATTTAAGGAGACGAGCCGAGGACAAGGACGTCATCGGCTCAAACTTATGGCCTTTGCGGCGGTTCGCAGTAGCGGTGATAACGCGGAGATTGGTTTCGACATGCAAGCCGCACACGTTCTTGCCTTGCAATGGGATTTCATGGTCTACCTCGTGACGTTCGCCGGTTTCTTTTGTCAGGCGTTCGGCATTTTCGTAGACAGCCAAAATAGCGGCAGAATCCGCCCATCCTGGCGTCGCTCGGGCGACGTGTTGCTGCCGCCGGCGAGTCTTTACAACAAGTCGTGCCTTATGCGTAGCGCGCCACGCTTTGCCACGCTCTCGGGCCGCTTCGATGACTTCGGGTTGTTGGCGATAGGCTTCATCAAACTGTCGAGCACGTTCGCTGAAACGCCAACCATTTTCGCGGTCAAGCCAGCGTTCGCGATTTGCTTGATAGTAGGCAAGACCGTACGCGCGGCTAGCTTCGTGATTGGTTTGGTAATGCGCCAAACGTGCCGCGCGTTTCTTAGATGCGGGCGCGTTATAGCGCTCTTGCTCTGCGAGGCGGCGGCATTCATAGCAGGATTTGTGCGGGCCCTCACGCAATTCACCTTTCTGAGTCTTCCAGCGTCGCACCGGAAAGTCCGTGCAAGGCTTGCTTTTCTTGCAGGTTTTGCAGACGTATTCCATACTTCTCTCAGCTATTTCCCGACTTCGCGGCGCGTACTGTTAGAGTACCGTACATGCGAGTCCTACACAATGGAGACTTGACATGCCCGCAACCTTGACCGTGGCCAATTCGGCCCTACTGCTGACAACCGAAGCTCTTTTCCCCCAGGCCCAACGCCTCCAGGGGTATGCCGCCGATGATGCCTTCGATTTCGAAAATGTGGAATCAGGGGAGTATTCGATGGGTATCGACGGCAAGCTCTCCGCTGGCTTCGTGTTCAACGAGATCCCGCTCAGCATCACCCTGCAGGCGGACAGCCCCTCGCTGACGCTGTTCGAGCAGACCTATCAATACGAAGTCTCGAACCGCACGAAGCTGCAGCAAGATCTGACCATCACGCTGCCATCCGTCAACAAACGGTACGACCTGAAGGCGGGCTTCATGCGCCGGTACAAGGCGCCGAGCGGCAAGAAGATCTTGCAGCCTGGCGTCGTCGAGTTTGTGTTCGCTCGGATGGAAGTGAGCCCGCTCTAATG